CACGGTTGGTTCTATTATGTTTGGAACTGGAAAACTTATGTGTTCTATGCATTATTAATTGTTGGTTCAATACTTGCATTTATAGACCAAGGTATAACAGGTACTCTTTCTGTTATAGGTATATTATATGGACTTAAATTGTTAGGGAAGTTATTTTAATGAATATACAAATTATAGATAAAATGGGTAGTGACCTATCAGTAGTAAATGCTGCTAGAGTATCATTTTCAAAAACAAAAGAAGTACTTGATGAAAAAGATGATAAGTTAATTAAGTATTTGGCTAAACATAATCATTGGTCTCCATTTGCTCACGCCTTTTTATCATTTAGAATTAAGGCACCTGTATTTGTAGCAAGACAATTAGTTAAACATCAAGTAGGTTTAAGTTGGAACGAAGTGAGTAGAAGATATGTAGATGATAAACCAGAATTTTATATACCATTTATGTGGAGAAAGAGACCAGAAGAAAATATTAAACAAGGTTCAAGTAAAGAAGAGATTGAATTTGATATTATGGAGTTAATAGATACTTGTAAAGGAACATACCATTATATGTTAGAGGAAGGTATTGCACCTGAAATGGCACGTATGGTATTGCCTCAATGTATGATGACCGAGTGGATATGGTCAGGTAGTGTATATGCCTTTAGTAGAGTTTGTAATTTAAGAAATAAGGAGAATGCTCAAGAGGAAACTAGAATGGTCACTCATCAATTATCAAAACATATAAAAGACCATTTTCCAATTTGTTATAAGTATTTGATTGATTAATATGGCGTATGGTGGATTTGACGTATATAAGATATATCTAGGAGTTAAGTTGCATTTTACAACAGACACTTATGACTATCATAAATATACAGGTAAAGTAAATGCAACATTGGATTCATTTACTAAAAGAAAAGATAGATACTTCTTCTATAAGTTATCTACAAGATATAGTCCAAGTGAAGTGCTTGATTTTTTTGTAAGTAATTTTATTGACGATAGTAAAAAATGGATAGGAAATTTATTAAATGACGATGGACACAAAACCTACCTCAATTACAGGAAATATTTTGAGTCTTTTGACTACAGTTTACGAAACAGTATTAATAGTATTGTTTATGACTTTAGCAGGAGGGGCATTTCTTTTGATGACGGTTTCAGCGTGGTTAATGGGCAACATCCTAGAATGCTACGATTACTTATTCAACGGAAAGTTTCATACTCAACCGCCATCATACTTGATTCGGTTCTTGGTTTTATTAAAAACTGGGATAAACAAATTACTGAAAAAGTTGTGTGGTCTGATATGTCCAGAAAACTTAAAAAAATGAAACCATTTATATCATTTAATAGAACTAAAGCAAAATTAATAATGAAGGAGATTATAACAAGTGAACTCAAATCTTAAAAAGAAAATAAATGGTACGTGGACAGTACAAGAAATATTAGAAGCGATGGAGGTTATATTAAATGGAAGAGTTAAATAGAAGATATGAAGTCATAGACAATTTCTTACAACCAAATGTGTTTGAGAAATTAAAGAAAACGATAATGGGTACCTACTTTCCTTGGTTTCATTATGATACAATAATATTACCAGGTGAACATAAAAAAGATATGACATTTTATTCAATGCATATGTTATACGATAATGACAGACCAACATTTACTAATTCTTTTGAATTAATGGATCCAGTATTGGGTGAGTTAATGAAACTTGATGATCCTAAATTTCGTATGAATACTTTAATAAGGTCAAAAATTAATAACTATCCTAATCAAGGTACATTTAGGGAACATACTATGCATACAGATTGGCCGAGTAAAGGTGATTTAAACCGTAAGGCGTGTTTATTTGGAATAAACACTTGCGATGGATATACCAAGTTTGATGATGGAAAAGAGTCAGTTAAAATTGATAGTAAAGCAAATAGAGCAATATTATTTGATTCAACTATACCACATTGCAGTACAAATACAACAAACGATACAAGGAGAGTTAATATAAACTTTAACTATTTTTAATATGAAAACTATAATACTAGATAATTTTTTAAATAAAACACATTTTGATGAATTACAAGCAAAGGTAATGGGTAGATACTTCCCTTGGTTTTATTATGATACAATAGTAACAGAAGCAGAAAGAGGACAAATAGGTAATCAATTCTTTAATATGCATATGTTATATGATAATGATAGACCAACATTTAATACATCTTTTGAATTAATGGAACCAATTTTGAATAAATTATATGAACGTGATGATGATTATAAGTTGAAATCTTTAGTAAGAGTAAAAATAAATTCATATCCTAATCAAAATAAATTTATTGAACATAGTATGCACCAAGATTTTCCACCTAGTGACTTACATACTATTACATATAAGTCGTGTCTTTTTTGTTTAAACACGTGTGATGGTTATACAAAACTTGAAGATGGTACTAAAATTGATAGTATTGCAAATAGAGCAATACTATTTGATACAACTAAACCACATTGCAGTACAAACACAACAGACCAACCACGGAGAGTTAATATAAATTTTAATTATTTTTAATATGATAATGACAGATAAAGACGCTGAAGACTATTACAAAATGATAGGAGAACTAAAAGAAGAAAAAAGGTCTGCTAGAGTATTCTGTATTGGTAATGGCGAAAGTAGAATTGGTTTAGATTTAAACAAGTACAAAGAATTTGGTAAGATATATGGTTGCAATGCCATATATAGAGATTATCCTAATTTATGTGATGTGTTAACTGGTGTAGACCACGGTATAGTCCACGAAATGTACCACGCAGGTATGGCACAAAAGATACCTTGTTATTTTAGAAATTGGACTAAAGTGCCTACTCAAACATATGACGCAATTATACAAGATGGTTTACCTAAAGAAGATTTAGAATGGGCAAAACAAAATGGTGGTATAATTAGTAATGAACGTGGCGATAGTAAAGAATATGTTTTACACGGTGCTAACTTAAAAGGTATAGTGAGTATATTAAAAAAAGATGGTGCAGTTACTAAACAAAATGCTATTAATTCAACAATCAAAGTTAGTTGGATAAAAGAACCAGATTACTCACACTCAATAGACGATATAAGCGACCCTAGAGACCACGGTTGGGCGTGTGGACCTTCTTCTGGATTGGTTGCAATTAAGAGAGAGAATCCTTGTGAAGTGTATATAATGGGACACGATTTATATAGTCATAATGATAAGATTAATAACATATACAAGAGTACTAAGCATTATACAGCAAAAGATAACAGTCCAACACCAGCTATCAATTGGATTAATCAATGGAAGACGTTAGTGGAGTGGTATCCAAAGATAAATTTTTATAAGGTTAATAGATATAATGACGGTAGGGATAAGGTCAACGGTCCTATTGAAGAGTGGAAGAATCTATCAAATATTAAGTACATAGATTATACCACAGTTGACAAAATGCTCAAATAATGTTATATTAGACATAATGAGTGTATAAATAATAATGAACCCGATAATATAGGGTACACAAATACAACGAATATGTTAATACAAGGAGAAAATACATATGGATTTTGAAACATTAAAATCATCATCAAGTAACTTTGATAAGATTACAAAGGCACTTGAAAAGAACCTCGGTCCCGAGGATCAAGCAAACAAAAACAAGTATCAAGACGACAGACTTTGGAAACCAGAGTTAGATAAAACTGGTAACGGTTATGCTGTTATTAGATTTTTACCTGCGTCTAACAACGAAGAAATGCCTTGGCAAAGAGTATGGTCACACGCATTTCAAGACAAAGGCGGTTGGTACATTGAAAATTCATTAACAACTTTAAATACTAAAGATCCAGTTAGTGAAGATAATACTAGATTATGGAATACAGGTGTAGATAGTGATAAAGATATTGCTCGTAAGAGAAAAAGAAAATTATCATACTATTCTAACATCTATATTGTTAGTGATCCAAAACATCCCGAAAATGAAGGCAAAGTTTTCTTATACAAATTTGGTAAAAAGATATTTGATAAGATATCAGAAGCAATGCAACCTCAATTTGCGGATGAAAAAGCAATCAACCCATTTGATTTTTGGAAAGGTGCAAACTTTAAACTAAAAATTAGAAAAGTTGATGGTTATTGGAACTACGACAAATCTGAATTTGAAGGTGTTACGCCAGTAGCAAAAGAAGACGCTACTATCAAAGAAATTTGGGCGAAACAATACCCTTTGAAACCTTTTGTAGACCCTAGTAATTTTAAATCTTATGACGAACTCAAAGAGAAACTGAATAGGATAATTATGGGTACACGAAGCACCGAAACTGTTGAAACAGTTGACCTCCCACAACAGACCAATGGTCAGGTGAAAAGTACTAACGTTGTGAACTCTAAACCTGCTAGCGAGGAAGACGATACGTTGTCTTATTTTAGTAAATTGGCAGACGAAGAGTAAACCTTTCTCTCTCAAATAAACGTTAAAACTTAAAGGGCACCTAGTAATAGGTGCCCTTTTTCATTATAAATAGTAGTATGGCAAATATATTTGGACCAATAAAAGATAGACAAGCAGGTGTACTTAAATCAGCACAATGGTATAGAAATGCTGTACAAGGTATAGCTAATAAGGCAACTTCTACTGGTCTTATGCGACAAGGTAAATTAAATCAAAGACCTAGCGCAGGACGTTTAAATATGTTCTTTTATGATCCTAAAACTAAAAAGAAACTACCATATTATGACACATTTCCATTAATTTTGCCAGTAGACACATTTAAAGGTGGTTTTGTAGGGTTAAATTTTCACTACTTACCATATATAATGAGATTTAGATTATTACAAGACATACAAAAATATGCTAGTAATACACAATTTGACAGTACAACAAAAATAATGGCAACATATACAACACTTAAAAATATACCTATGATTAAACCAACAATTAAAAAATATTTGTGGCGACACGTAAGGTCAAACTTTTTAAGAGTAGACGCAGACGAAATGGCGATTGCAGTATATCTTCCATTACAACAATTTAAGAAGGCACCAGCTAGTAAAGTCTGGTCCGACAGTAGGAAAGCAATTTGATAAAAGACTATGGCAAAGAGAACATTATGGAGAGTTATGATAGTTAAGTTAAGGATGTGGTATGCCGACATTAGAGGACACCACGGACATAAATGGAACTACGAACCATCCGAGCATTATATGGGTATGCATAAAAAAAGGAAGTAAATATGGCAATATTTAGAGCAGGCAAACGTATCGGTAATATGGATATCCGAGTAGGACTTCCAAGAGATAGAACTTTAGATAACGTTGAAGGAGATGAAAGAATTACACAACACCAACCTGGTGTTAATAGAAAAACAACTATTGGAAGATTTATAAGTGAAATTAATAGAGGTGAAGGTGTTGCTAGAGCAAATAGATTTTTAATTAGATTATTTCCACCAAGGGATGTAACTACAGTAGATGAAGTTGGATCTGATTTTGCTGGTTTTGATAAAGATAGTCTTCTTAATGAAGCAGGAATGAAAGGTAATGTAGAGTTGATGTGTACTCAAGCAAAATTACCTCATAGGGATGTATTAACACAAAATTTTGTAACTTATGGACCAGGTAGAAAAATGCCTTATGCATATGGATATGGTTCAAATATTGAGTGTATGTTTATGGGAGATAAGTTTTTAAGACAAAGAGCATTTTTTGAAACTTGGCAAGGCAAAATGCATAGTCTTGATACACACAATTTAAAATACTATGATGATTATGTAGGTAGTATGGAAATTTATCAGTTAGGACAATATAGAGAATCAGACAAAGAAAATCCTGATGATAATTATAGAATGACCTATGGTATAAGATTGCACGAAGTATATCCAGAAACAATTGGTGAAGTACAATATCAATCATTAACGGATGATGTGATACCTATGGATATACCAATAACATTTGCATTTAGAACTTGGGAGAATATAACACTAGACGCAGTAAACGGTGTTGAATATGGTAAACATATTCCAGATATGCCTAACATTAAACCTGCTAAGAACTATGGAATATTTGGTGGAATATTAGCAAAAATGCCACCAGAGATTAAAAGAGCAAGTAAACAAGTTATTGATAAAGTTAAAAGAGATATGCCTATTGGTAAGGGCACAGGAGGCAGGGTGTTCCCACCTTTTGAGATAAATAAGTAATATAATATAAAAGGAGTAAATTATGGCATTACCTATATTAGAAACAGCGACATATGAATTGACATTACCATCTAAAGATGTTAAGGTTAAATTTAGACCTTTTCTAGTAAAAGAAGAAAAGATATTATTACAGGCATTAGAGTCTGGTGATAATAAAGATATGACTAGTGCTTTGAAACAAATAGTACACGCTTGTACATTTGGAACTATAGATATTAATACACTACCTATATTTGATGTAGAGTATATATTTTTACAGATAAGAGCAAAGTCAGTTGGTGAAATAACAAAACTTAAATTGTTATGTCCTGACGATAGGAAATCTTACGCAGAAATTGAAATAGATTTGTCTAAAGTGGAAGTCCACGTAGATGAAGACCATACTAATAATATTGTGATTGATGAAAAGAAAAAGATAGGATTGGTTATGAGTTATCCTACCATAAATTCAGTTGATCCAGAAGCAGGTAGTAAAGAAGGTATGAAAACCAAGCAAATGTTTGAAATGCTGGCGAATACCGTCCATCAAGTGTATGAAGGTGATAAAATACACCCTGCTGGTGACTATAGTAAAGCCGAAATGCATAAGTTTTTAGAGAGTTTAGACGCAAAAACGTATCAAAAAATCAATAATTTTTTCAATACTATGCCTAGACTAAAGCAAGACGTAGAAATAGAGAATCCTAACACGAAAGTTAAGAGTAAACTTACGTTGCAAGGAATAGCTGATTTTTTCGTATTGCCCTCTCTCACGAATCGTTAGAGAATTACTATCAAGTGAATTTTGCATTAATGCAACATCATAAATATTCATTGACTGAATTGGAGAATATGGTGCCTTGGGAGAGGGAAATATATGTGAGTTTATTAACTAATTATATCAAGGAAGAGAATGATAGAGTTAGATTAAAACAAGCAGGTCAAAAATAAAAGGGAGTTATGGCAGACGATTTAATAAAAGTAAAAAAGACTACTGAAGAGTATGAAGTAGCAAAGAGTGATTTGATACCTAGTGAAGGCGAAGACGCCGCTACTTGGTATAATAAGACAGCAGGTCTATTAGACAAATTTAGGGTTATACCTAGACTAGTAATGTTGGCATATATCTATGCCTTCTATAAATCAGTAACTTGGTTTATGACATTACCCGATCCAACCAATTCACAGGCAATGTACATATCAACTATAGTTGGTGCTGGTGCTGCCTTCTTTGGATTATATGTTGGCAAACCAGGTGCGAAGTTACCTAAAAAGAAATAGTTATGGCAAAGAATAGATTAGACATATCAGACCAAACGGCAGTAAGTATGCCTATGAAGAATTTAATTGCCATAGTCGGAGCAGTTGCTATGGGAGTGTGGGCTTACTTCGGTGTGATTGAGCGATTAAATAAATTGGAAACCAATACTACATTATTAGAAAAAGATTTAAACCAAGCAGAAGAAGCTTTAACTGCTGACATAGAGAAGAACAACGAATTTAGAATTAAGTGGCCGAGAGGTGATTTAGGTTCACCACCTGCTGATTCTGAGCAATTTATGTTGATAGAATTTTTAAGTGGACAAGTGGAATCAATATCAAAACAACTTGAAGGTATGATGAACAATAAAGTGAACATTGAAAGGTTGCAGACTGATATGGAGAAGGTTTTACAGGATATAGAAAAATTAAAGGACAAATTTAGAAGTGTCAAAAATGGACACACAACAGGAGAATAAGGTATGGACGCAACAACACTAATTACCATTATAACAATGTTTATTGTGACCGATACTTCAAGCGAATTCGTTAAGTACGATGGATTAATGGATTGCTTGAAAGAGAAGAGAGCAATAGAAAAGTTAAAAGATGGTCGTAGAGTTATTTGTGGTCCATCTTTAGCAGAAGTTGATGCTGATGGCAATATCATTAGTATCAAAAACAAAATGCCTGACCAATCAGGTAGTTTGAAACTAGGTGGTACTGCTAAATCATTATCAGAAAAGAAAAAACAAAAGAAAATTAAAGTATTAACACAATAGGATTATTATGAAATTTAAATTTAAAAACAATATACAAAACATTATTGGTGTTGTGATGTTAGTTGCTGTATTATTAGCAGTAGCTTTTACTAGCAATACTAAAAAAGGTGATAAAATTGAAGTAGTTAAAGAAATAGGATTACTTCAACAAGTTAAAGAACGAGGTTATATTATATGTGGAGTTAATGCTAACTTACCAGGATTTTCTGCTCAAGACGAGAGTGGAACTTGGAGTGGTTTAGATGTTGATTTCTGTAAGGCAGTTTCAGCTGCTATATTTGGTGATTCAAATCAAGTAGAATTTGTAGGATTAAATGCTGCTCAAAGATTTCCAACATTAGCGTCAGGTAATATTGATGTACTTGCAAGAAACACAACGTGGACAATAAGTCGTGATGTTAACTTGATGTTTGAATTTGCAGGTGTAAACTATTATGATGGACAAGGGTTTTTAATACCAACAGAATTAGGAATTAAAAGTGCTAAAGGTTTAGATGGTGCGTTTGTATGTATTACAAAAGAAACTACAAGTGAATTAAATCTAAATGATTATTTTGCAGAAAACAATATGGCATATAAACCAATATATGTTGAAGGTAATAAAGAAGCAAAAGCAAAACTATTTGGTGGTGAGTGTGATGTATTCACAACAGACGCCTCTGGTTTAGCAAGTGCTAGGTCTGGTGCAGACGATCCAAGTAAATGGATAGTATTACCAGAAATTATATCTAAAGAACCATTAGGTCCACTTGTAAGACAAGGCGACCAAGAGTGGGAAGACGTAGTTAGATGGACACATTTTATAATGGTTAATGCTGAAGAAGCAGGAATCACTAGTAGAAATGTTGATGAAATGTTAACTGCTAAATCAAAAGAAGTTAAAAGAATATTAGGTGTTGAAGGTTATATCGGTCCTATGTTAGGATTAGGTATGAAGTTTGGTTATAATATTATTAAACAAGTAGGAAACTATGGGGAATCATTTGAGAGAAATGTAGGACCTGATACTCCACTTGCATTAGAACGAGGATTAAATAATCTTTGGAATAACGGTGGCGTAATGTACGTACCACCAATTAGATAGGGGAACTATGTTTAAAAAACTAATAGACAAAATAGGATTTAAAAACGGCGATACTAGATGGATGATTAAGATTTTAGCAGGTATATTTTTAATTGCTATAGTATTTGGTGTTCTTAAACACAACGCAATGGCTGATTGTACAGGTTGCGGAGAAGACGGACATCAACAATGTCCTTTAGAAGGTGCTGAACACACACACGATAAACCAGAAGTAGTATTTGCAGTATGTGTATTTTCAGACGGAACATTAATTGACCATAAAGGTGCAAATAATATGTCCGATTGCTTAAAGACCAAAAGAGAAGTTGAAAAGGCGTGGAGAAATAGAGCAGATGAAACAGACAGCGTTGAGATTAACGGAATTACATATAAGATAGACGGAGAAAGTCTAGCATTTATGTGTGATTTAGTTGACGCCAATGTACATCACTATGAAGATGGTACTTGGGAAATTGTTAAGATATTAGGCAAACACAAAAAAGAAGAGTAATAAATGGCAGATTCAGTAGTAGTTGCCGACAACGTAGAGTTGGTAGCAAATAATATACAATCTAAAGTCGGGTCTTCACTTGTAGGGTTAAAGAGTGCTGCTCAAGAATCTGCTACAGGTATAAGTGAACCATCTATGGGAGTATTAGATGGTATTAAAACTTTACAACAAAAAACTGTTGATAAGGTACATCACGTTTGGGAAATATTAAAATCAACATTAGATTTTGAAAAAGACGAAGCACGTAAAGCAAGAGAAAGAGCTGGTGATCCAGAAGGTGGACTTGGTAAGCGTGGTAAAGGTAAGGGTGTTCCTGGTGGTTTAGAAAAAGCAACCGAAGAAGCTGCTGGTGGTTGGGGACAAAGACTTATGGATATGGCAATGGGTGCTGGTGCTACTTTATTTTCAATGGCAGGATTAACTAGAATTGCAAGTCTTATATTTAAATCAGGTTTAATTTTATTGTTAGCAGGATTTGTTGGTGACGCCATAGTTAACCATTTTGAAATTGAAAGTGAATCAGCAAAAACAGCATTAAAATTTGGATTACCTGCTGTAGCAGCATTAATGCCATTGTTGTGGCCAATGCTTGGAATTAAAGGACTATTAATGATAGCGATACCTGCTATTATTGGTATGGGATTCGCTTCAGTTATATCTTGGTTAAAAGGTGATAAGACTATGGATGAAGTGAGTGGATTTGATTGGGGTTCTGTTGCATTGACAGGTCCAGCAGTAATGTTATTAGGTAAATATGCAGGACTACTTGGTGCAAAAGGATTAACTTTAGGAGGACTTGCAATAGGTTGGCCAGTATTACTTGCAGGTTCATTAGCAATAGCTCTTGCCGCTGGTATTGGTTATTTGTTTTCTAAAGTAGCTGAAACTGAAAGAGAAACTTTAGACCATTTAAGTGAAATGACAGATTTATCGCAAAATGAATTTGAAAGAAGATTAGATGAACAAAAAGCAGGTTTCCTTGCTTCAATATCGCCTGGATTAGCAAAAACATTTGGTATGGAAACTACACAACTAGCTGACGCATATATGGCAACAAAAGCTGCTAAAAAAATAGTAAACACAAAAGATGGAAAACTTTCAGAACAACAGGTAACAGATTTAACTGCTAGTGTAGATATGTTTGCTAAAATGGATGAACAAACATTAAGAGCAGTACTTGATGATAAAGATAATGCAGATGATTTGATGAAAAGTATCCATAATATGTATCAAGTAGCACAATCAGGACAATTAGGAGATAATTCAGCAAAAGTAATTAAACAATTAGCAGCATTATCACAAAATATTCAACAAGTTGCTGGAGATATGTACAAAAAAAAAGAGGATGCAGGTGAGACCTCTTGGGGTAAAGAAAATTATTTAAAAATGATTGCTTCTGATAGCACTAAAAATGCTGATGGTGGAGATGTGTTTGAAAGATATGCCAACTTAATCGCTAATCCAAAATATCAAAAATTTGTTCAAGAAAAAGAAGCTATAGAAAATGATCCTAGATATCAAGAATTAAAAAGTATGGATTCTGATAAAATGGATAGAAATGATAGAATGGAGATGAATGAATTTAATAATAAATTGGCAAAAGTAAATAAATCAATGCATTATATGGATAGAGCTGGAATGGGTAGTATGGGTCAGATAAAAATGATAGATATGTTAAAATTATTAACACCTGAAGAACAAGCACAATTATTAGAACAAGCACTATCAGATAAAAAAGTATTATTAATGGCAGCTAAAAAACTTGAAAAAGATGAAAAACATTTTGCTCCTGTTTCTAACTTTACTAAAGTTGATGGCTCTCCACAAATTATAACTAAAAGCTCAGCTGCTATTTCAGCGTCAGCTATCTATGAAGTTGATGGTGCATTGCAAAGAGCATTAACTGATTAATGATAACAATATTAGATAACGCATATAAAAGATTAAAAGAATTAAAAGCAAAACACAATAAGAAATTTGTTAGACTTGATGTAAAGGGTGGTGGTTGTGCTGGTTTTAATTATGAGTGGTCATTTTCAAATGAAGAACAAAGAAATGACGCTGTAATAGATGATATGTTATTAGTGAGTAGAGATTATGAACCATATCTTATGGGTATGGAATTAGATTATACTTATGATGACTTTGAGTCTGCCTTTGTATTTAATAATCCAAAAGCTAAATCTTCTTGTGGATGTGGAACTAGTTTTTCTATTTAAATCCTAATTCTTTTTCAGTAATCAATTTAAATTCCATACTATTATTTAAACAGTATGCCTTGGCTGCTGACCACTTTGCTTTATTCTTAATGAACTCAAAAGACTCACGCATATAAGATTTAGTTTTTAATTTAGGTTTTTTAGGTTTAACACATTGTCTTGATGGTTTAATTTCAATCATATACTTTTTATCGTTAGTTGTTTTGATAACAAAGTCTGGAAAGTATCTATGAAATTTCTTATCTAATGGATTATAGTATCTGACAGGTAATTCTTCACTTGCCCAAACTAATATGTCAGGATTTAGGTCGCAATAACGCATAAACCTACGCTCTAATAGTGACCTATACACTATCATATTTGGGTTGCCTATATACTTTCTAGGGTATGTTGGTCTGTATATTCCTTTGTAACTCTTCTTCATAAACTACCTATAAATCATATAAATATAATAGTATTTATAAAAAGGATTAATAAACATATGTACGGTTACGGATCATCACAAAAGCACTATAGAACTATGAAGGTTAAGAACTTTATGAAGAATGCTGTAAAAGGTGTTAAGAGTTTTATAGTTAATAAGGCGGTTGGTAATATCAATCCATCATCACTTGTTTCTAGTTTTGTTTCAGGTAAAACTGTAAATTTAGGTAATACTTCAGGCATTAATAAAATGCTGAATAAATCACCATTTGAAATTAAAGCAGATAGAAAAAGTTGGAAAGATGATCCTTTAGGTTTTAAACATCTACAATATCCATCAGATTTAACTGGTCAAGAACTAGGTAATTGGATACTATTCTTTACAATAACATCAAACATTGGTAAGAACCCAGCAGAAAATCCAGATTTAGAAATAGCAAGAAATATGGGATTAAGTCCAGGTATGAATGATGTAGACCCTATGAGTACGACTCAAACTTCAACCGATATAGATAATATAAGAGCAATGTATAAAAAAAGAGGCATTACTATACCTAGAGTTAATAAAACAAATACTGTATTACGTGATGTTCCAAGTAAAGATATGGTATCTGGTGCAATTGCTTTATATATGCCACCAGATGTTAAAGTTAGTTATGGTGCAGGTTGGGGAGAGGAAGATATGGGTATTTCTGGAGATATAGCAGAAGCATATAAATCTATAAAAGATAAAGACCTTGGTTTTATGGATGCAGTTATAGAAGCACGTCAACACGGTACAGGTATAGCAGTAGAGAAAACAAAACAATTTGTAAGTGCTATAACATCAGGTGCAGGTCTAGGAGATTGGGCTAAATTAATGGGTAAGGGTATGGGATTGGCAATTAACAATCACGCTGAAATGTTATACGAAGGTCCTGGCTTTAGAGAATTCACTTATGATTTTAGGTTCTGGCCGAGAAATCCAGATGAAACTAAAAAAGTATTAGATATAATTACAATGTTTAAATATCATATGCACCCAGGTAAGAATAAAAATGCTTGGCATAAAGGTCGTATGTTTGATTATCCTTCAGAATTTGAAATACACTATTTAAATAATAGTGGAATTAATACTAGTTTAAATAAAATATCAAGATGTGCTTTATCAAAATGTGATGTGAGTTATGTACCATCTGAATCTAGTAATTTCAAAACATTTGAAGACCACACACCAGTTACATATGGCGTTTCTTTAACATTTAAAGAATTAGAATATATGACTAAAGATAAAATTAAAGAAGGATTTTAATGGCTAGATATTTTGAACAGTTTCCGTTAATGTTATACGACATCAAGGCAAATGGATATCACAAATTGGTGCCTGATATATTTCGTAGAATAAAAACAAAAGAAAAAATTAAAAATAATTTAACTTTATTAGATGTGTATGATGTTGAAGATGGTGAAAAACCAGAACACGTAGCATATAAAATATATGGTGAAACAGATTTATTTTGGGTTGTATGTATGATAAACAATATTGAAAATATATATTACGATTGGCCGTTATCTAATTTACAATTTGAAAGTTATATGAAAGACAAATACGACAATCCAGAAGCAGTACATCATTATGAAAGAATACAATCAAGTGGACCTAAAATAGGTGATGGACCTGATGATTATTCTCATATGATAGGATGCAATTCAACAGACGCAGGCGCAGGTCCTGTTACTAATTTTGAATATGAAAGAAGATTACAAGATAATAAAAGACAAGTAAAAATAATTAGTCCAGATTATCTTGATATATTTTTAAACGAATTTAGCGCATTGATTAGAAAATGATATGGTACAAAGTAAAGACAGACTTACAAAAGCAGGCGATTACAATTTAGAAACCGCCGAAATATTATCTTATAAGATATCAGGTGGAGCACCTGGTCAACAACAACCTTATAGGGTTGATATTCAAAATATCATAATTGCTATAGAACTTCAAGAAGGTATATTTAATCATACAATGGTTGGTAGAATACAAGTGTATGATACTAAAGATGTACGTACCTTATTACCTATTGTTGGTTTAGAAAGATTAAATTTAAAATTTAGTACACCTGGTCAATCAGGTATTAACGCAACTGCCAACGAAGGTCACCCATTTCACATATACAAAATTGAGAGTGTAGCACCTGATGTAAAAACAGTTGGTTCAGGTAGTCAAGCATATGACATATTCTTTTGTTCAAGAGAATCTTATTTTAATAATTTACGAAAAGTTAGTAAGGCATATGAAGGTCCTGTTGAAATAGGTGTTGAAGATATATTTGTAAATAAAAAATATCTCAATGCAAGAAAAGATTTATATGTAGAACCTACAAAATATTTAACTAAAATGGTTATGCCAAACGTAAGACCATTTAAGGCAATTGATATGTTGGCGAAGAAGGCAGTATCAAAGAAATATCAAAATGGTGGATATCTATTCTATGAAACAAAAGAAGGATATCAATTTAGAAGTATTGAATCATTATTAGCAGTAGGTGGTGCAATAGCAAGACCTGCCAAATGGGCATATAGATATCAACAACAAAATGTTAGACATCATAGTGGTGTAAAAGATATTGTTGAAGATATGCACGGTGTATTATCTTGGAATTTAGTTAAACCAGTTAACACATTAAATCATATTGAAAAGGGTGGATATGCAAGTAAATTAATTGAACACGATATGTTTAATAAAACTATTACAGAAACAGCATATGATTATGCAAAAGATTTTGGTAATCATTTTCATACTGAACATAGTGATGGAGGTAAAACTACTGTTAAGACACCATTACCTAAAACAAAATTTGAAGATACAAATATGTCCTTTAGTGAAGAGTATGACCAAAAGATAATGTTAAAATCTAGTACTGATTACATACACGAAATGACAGATTCAAATAATGCTGTTATTGCAGACGCATTAGCAGGTGGCATACCAGTACCTTTACCACACGTGAGTGCAAAAAATACAACACAAAAGGCATTATCACAAAGACAGTTATTAACAAGTGGATTATTAGAACTAAAAGTACCTGGCAATTCATTAATACAAGCAGGGGATATTATTACGTTTGATATGCCTATTATGGAGCCAACAGGACATAATAAAACAATACAATCTAGTCCATATTGGTCAGGCAGATATTTAGTATATGATATGAAACATATTATTAATAGAGCAGATGATGTATACCATATGGTGTTGAAGTGTGTTAAAGATAATGTGGCAAAACCATATGTTGCTGAGCATAATAGTTGGACTCATTATGGTAAGGGTGGAAGAAAAACACACAACCTATACGAAGTAGATAACGAATTACTAGGTAGAATTAGAACATCTGGAGTATTAGATGGAGAGAAATTACCGAATAGAGGACATCACTCATAATATGATAACAACTGAAAGAATCTCGGAGAATCGCAAAATTTTTGGGTTCGCTAACGCTAGACGTGTATGGCAACCATTACAGCAGGCATTTATAGAGAATACGACAGGTTAATCACAATGAATATAAGAACAAACTACGAACAAATACGAGCATTGCCTATTGACACCGTGAGTGGAATAGTGTATAACGCAGTTTTACTATGTAATAACGCAGATGAACTGAGCAATCCACATCAAGGTCGCCAGGCACACTATGGTATGAGTGCGAAGCCATCCAGGTGTCCGACAGTAATGTTGTTTCGGAATATGTTATTAGGTATATTTCTACCTTTTACATATCTTACGCAAAGGGTCGCAAGAGGTACGCAAACCCGCCTGCGTAAAGATAATATTACACGCTATCCTCACACGAAGGTGCGTAAAGGTATTCTAAATAGTCTTGAAATGCGTAAGTCGTGTTCTTTAAAAGAAAAACAATATGGGAAAAAACTAAATGGCTGACACTAATTTTTTAGGGTTTAATAACTTTGTCTGGTTCACTGGCGTTGTTGAAGACAGAATGGATACGTTGTACTTGGGAAGAGTGCGAGTGCGTTGCGTGGGCATACATACACACGACAAAGAAGTTTTGCCAACAAAAGACTTGCCTTGGGCGCAAGTGATAATGCCAGTTACATCACCAGGCATTTCAGGAATAGGTCAGTCGCCAAGTTTTCTAGTTGAAGGCAGTTGGGTCTTTGGATATTTTAGAGATGGCGAACAATGTCAAGAACCTTGCGTAATAGGTTCTATACCTGGCGTGCCTTTAGAAAAGCCAACTGGTGAATTTGGATTTGCAGACCCAAAAGGAATTTATCCATTGCAAACTGAAATAAGTGATGTGAATATGTTGGCGACTAATACTGGTGAACATTGGAGTATTACGGCAAGAAATAATGCTGTCGCAACAGGTATCGCAACGGCTGACTTTAATGCGACAACGAATGCAAGAGGAGGTGTTATAAGTGGTAGTGATGGTACGATTTGGAATCAACCTGCGCCAGCTTACGCAGCCGTTTATCCATACAATCACGTATATGAAAGTGAACGTGGACATATTTTTGAAATAGATGATACAGAAGGCGCCGAAAGAATTTATCAATCACACGTAACAGGCACATCATATGAAATAGATAAGGACGGTAATATTGTTTATCTTAATGTTGGTGACAAATACGAAATTACTTCAGGCAAAGAATGTCACGCCATTACAGGCAATAGTGACATTACAGTAGATGGTCGCCATAAGATTTACATTAACAAGAGAGGTATGCCAGGCAACAACTATGACATACAGGTCGGCCCGAATGCAAACATCAACATACAAGTAG